ATGTTAGAGAAGATCAGATATCGTTTAGTTTATAACCGGCAAAACAAGTTAAACCGACAGGGGACAGCCCTTGTACAAATAGAAGCCTATCTGAATCAGAGAAAGGTATACTTTAAAACCAATGTCTATCTAAAGCCGGAATGTTGGAGTAAGGATGGTGCCCAAGTAATCAACCATCCGCAGTCACAAGAACTTAATGCAATGCTATATGAGCATATATTGGAATTACAGGCTATAGAGTTAAGCTATTGGAAGAGAGGTCTTGAATCTAACTTATCCACATTGAAGGAAGCTGTAAGGAAGGGGGTAAAACCGGTTGTATCATTTCTAAAATTTGCGGTACAGACGATAGAGAGTTCCGATAGGAAACCGGGAACCAAGGATAACATGCTGGGCACGGTAGCCACATTGAAGGAATTTCGGAACGTGATAGAGTTCACGGACATCAATTATACGTTTCTAAAGGAATTTGACGCATTCTTGCGTAACAAGGGATTGAAAGTAAACACGGTAGGGAAACACATGAGAATACTTCGTACCTTGGTCAACGAAGCAATAAATGAAGGTTATATATTACAGGAGGCATATCCTTTCCGTAAGTTCAAGATCAAGAGGGAGAAGAAGGAACATAACTTCCTGATGCCTGCCGACTTGGAAAAATTGGAAAATCTTAAACTGCCGGACAGGAAGAACAACAGCCGGCACATACTGGACGCATTTCTCTTCTGCTGCTATTGCGGATTGAGATTCTCCGATTTTAAACAACTTACCTATAAAAATCTGATAACGATAGACGGAAAAGAATGGTTAGTGTTGAATAGTGTCAAAACAGGTGTGAAACTTAATATCCCGCTATATCTATTATTTAACGGAAAGGCACTGGGCATAATGCGGAAGTACGACAGCATCGAACAACTGGCTGCATTAGGTTGCAATTCGGACACTAATCGGACATTGCAGAAATTGGGAAGAATGGCGCATATCGGCAAGAAGTTCACCTACCATACCAGCAGACACACTTGTGCCACTCTCTTGGTTCACCAAGGCGTTCCGATAACCACCGTCCAAAAACTCTTGGGCCATACATCGGTCAAGACAACAGAGATATATTCCGAGGTGTTCGATGAAACAATCATCAAGGATCTGACAAGGGCTAACCAGAAGTATTCTAAGCGCAGGAATGTAAAACAAAATCAAATAAAATCTCAAAAATCCCCGGAAAAATACCTCAGGCAGTAGAAATCTATAGAGGCTATCTGTTTTATACTTGTTTTTCCGAACCCAATCCATAACATTCGTTTCCTGTCAATAAAAATACAAACTCGCCAGTCTTTCCGTTCTATTAATTCTTTTCATTCATCCTGCAAGTAAAAAATATTGCATTAATGGCAATTTTTTAAGAAGATTGGTTTTTGTTTCAAAATTGGCTCTCTATAACTAATTAATATAGTTTTCTTTTTGTATTTCGTTTTAGATTTGATATCTTTGCTATTGTATGGGATAGAGAGTAGGACGTGGATTGAACGGCTGCTGTGCTTTTTGCTGGCGGCTGTTCTTTTTTTATCTAAATGTTAAATATTACACAATGCAAGAAAATATATTGTGATTTGTTTTGCTATCACATCACAATGTAGTATATTTGCATTGTGATAATAAAACAATGAATAATTAAAAGACAATAGAAGATTATGAAAGCGATAGTAGAAAATCCACTGATAAATTGTGAACCAGAAGTTTTACACCTTTTCGTTCAAATAATCAATGAGATAACTTCTTGTATGTCAGAAGACGAGTTAAAGGGCTGTATGAACTCTTTAACAGTGCAATACCCTTACTTTAAACTGTTTTTCGATTATGGTTTCAGACATAATCACATGTGGGTGAAAGAATCAGATTCCTTGGAAACATTGATATTGGTTGAGTTCTAATCCGATATCCTTAAAAACAACAGGTAATAATAGAACCGGCGGCAACGGATAAGCGGCGTAAGACTATGAAGACAAAAATTCAATTTACAGATTCATACAGTGGTAGAGCAATTAATATAGTTATCAATCTTACTGACGGTGAAAAGGAATACTACTTAAGAGAAGATGACAAAAATGTCATTTATAACAAAATGTCTTCTTATCAGAGAGCAAAAATAGAATCATTCTTTGGGAAGATGAATGCATACTATACCAAAATTGAGATTTTATAAATAAAAAGTTAGGGCGACGAATTTCTTCGCTGCCCTAAATATTAAAATGTGGTTTAAACCACAATGACATTTTTAATGTCGTTTCAATCCACGCACCGAAGTGCGACTAACATTGTTGATGTTCGATGCAAGGGTGCAATTTTTTGAATTAACGAGCAATAAATTATAAATGTTATAAAACATATTAATTATGGCAAGAGGACGATCTATTACCCTAGATCAAGAGTCTAGGGTATTGTCCTTATATAAGGACGGGATAGCGATCAAGGAGATAATAAGAGAAACAGGGGTACGGTCTGAGCAGACAATATACAGGATATTGGACAGCAATGGTGTGCCCCGAAGACCGAAGGTTAATGGCGTGAAAAGAATACTTGTTATGATAGAGGAGGATGTAGCTGCTATCTTGGATAAGGAGCAATCAGTATCATTATATGTCAATGAGGCTATAAGATTCTATCACGGTAACCGGCATTAATTGCCGGTTATTTTTTTGTAATAAGGAAAACAATATTTATCTTTGTGGGAGCGTGTGAAGATGCACGCCACATTGATTATGACGAAAGGACATATTACATATTTGATAAAGCCAAGAGCTTGTTGCGGATTAGTTTCCGTAGCAGGCTCTTTTTTTTGTTTTGTATGACAAAACAAAGGTTAGTTTGAAAATCGGGTAATCCAAAACGTGTAATTGACGGTAATTAGAAGTTAACATAAAATTAGGTAATATGACAGATTTAGTTTTTAAAGGCCAGAATGATCAAGTTTTAACCAATAGCTTATTAGTGGCTGAGAAGTTTGGGAAAAGACATGCCGATGTAATAAGAAGTATTGATAATATTCTTAATACGGAGGATGAATTACTAAACGCAAAAATGCGTTTAGCTTTTGTATCAACGACTTACGAAGATTCAACAGGTAAAAGTAATCCTGCCTATATCATGAACCAAAAAGGTTTTTCTATTTTGGTAATGGGATGGAATGGTATAAAAGCCTTGAAATTTAAAAATGAGTTTTACGATGCATTTGAGGCAATGGAACGATCATTGAAAGAAATTAAAACTCCTCAAACATATGCGGAAGCGTTGCGCCGGCTTGCGGATGAGGTGGAGGCAAAAGAACAGATTCAGTACCAGCTTGAACAGAAGACAGAGCAACTTGATGAATCCAAAGAATGGTACAGTATCAAGCGTTGGGCAAAGGAGCATAATATGAACTGGCGTTGCATCAACTGGCGAAGAATGAAAGCGTTATCTTATGGATTGGGCTACGAGATCAAGAAGATATTTGACGCCAACTATGGACAGGTGAATATCTATCATATTAATGTGTTCAAAACTTACTTTCAATGAGAGATGTAATCTACAATTTTATAAGTGAGCACATGATGATACACATTGTGCTTATAGCCTTGTGTATTGCGGCTACAATGGGGGCGATGTTAGTGGACCTTATTACGGGAGTTATGAAAGCCAAGCAACGGGGGGAGGCAAGAACATCCATGGGGTATAAGAAAACAGCCGTCAAAGCGAAGAAGTATTTCACCCCGTTCATAGAATTGTGCTTCATTGACCTGTTATGCTGTGTTGTTATCCCCTTCCCTGTTTTTTCTATGATCTGGACGGGTTACTGTATTTTCTGTGAGTTTAAATCGGTACGCGAAAAATCGTGGGAAAAAGCGGAGTTGCGCAAGGCAGAGAAGACAATGAGTGTGATTATTGAGAACAAGGATGATATTGCCAAGATCATGGCTCAGATACTATTTGACAACGAAAATAAAAAGGAGGATAAGAAATGAAATATTTTACAATTGCAGAATTATGCCGTAGTAATACAGGAGAAAAGTTAGGTATAGAGAATGTACCTAACTCATTTCAGAAAGCGAATATGGAGAATCTAATTAATCATCTTCTTGATCCAATCCGGCAGATGTGGGGTAAACCCATTATTGTGAATAGCGGCTTTCGTTGTGTTAAATTAAATAAAGCTGTGGGAGGTGCAAAGAACAGTGAACACATGTCAGGATGTGCGGCAGATATAACTACTGGGAATAAGGCGGACAATAAAAAATTGTTTGATATGATTCGAAATTCTTCCTTAGAGTGGAGGCAGCTTATTGATGAGAGTGGATTCAGTTGGATACATATATCCTATAATCAGTCCGATAATAAAAAGCAGGTATTACACTTATGAAATGGTTAATATATATAATCGTTATTGTGTGCGTTTTCGGTTTAGGATGGTTCGCAAGACCATCCATAGAAACGGATATAGAGGTAAGAGCAGATACGGTATTCAGCACAAGTATTATTGTAAAGAGAGATACGGTAAAGTATTATCTTCCTTCCCCTGTACTGTGCTGGCATGATGGTGATACAATCCATGTAGGAGACACTATTCTTCCTGTTGAGCAGAAGATATACAGAGATAGTGATTACATCGCTTATGTGAGTGGTTACAGACCTAACCTAGATAGTATCTATGTTTGCTCCAAAACACTGACAGTAACGAATGACATCTATCACACGGTTAAGATAAGACCTAGAAGATGGGGTCTGGGAATAACAGCCGGTTATGGATTTGGTAAGGATGGTTTTTCTCCTGCGGTTGTCGCAGGAATAAGTTATAGAATATGGTAATCAACAGAAGGGAGGTGCAAGATGAAATAGTAACCAGAATGCCACAGGTAGAAGCGTGGCGTATAATAGAAAAACTCATTTAACAAAAGTAATTCTTTCAGGGGGGCAGAATTAAAAGAACCCCCGACACTTGAAGTTTAACGCCAATCAAACTTTAAAGTATACAAAGCATACGTAGATAAGTGTCAGGGGTAGTAATATCCTTACTTATTTCCTACGTATGCTTTTGTCATGATTTTATTTGATTGCGTATGCAAAAATACAACAAAAATTTAAACCACAATGTGTAAGTCCGAAATTTTTGCCAAAATAATTAATATTGTTTCAAAAGAAACAGAAGTGTCTGTAGACCAAATATTATCGTCTGATAAGAATATGGAAACAGTGGATGCCCGGTATCTTCTTGTATTTTTTCTTTTCGAAAGCGGTATGTACCCTTCACAAATAGCCGCTCATATCCATAAGACTAAACGTGCTGTCAACTACATGATATCCAATTCCCATGAGAGGATGGAGAGTGGGAAAATGATGAGAATATATTGGGACGATATAAAGAATTTGTTGGGAAACAACTGATTTTCCATGAGTTATGATCTATATACTTTTGTGCACGGTCGATTTTGACCGGATACAAAATACAAATACTTATGGAACGAACTTATGTTTTTAACCAAGACGGTGGAACCGGCGCAAACAAACGTAAGAATTGAGGCGGCACGTCTTGCCGTAGAAAGTGGTGCAAACAAAGAAACCTTTACCGAAATGGCAAGGGTCATCGAAAAGTATATCATTGGGACATCGGAATTGTTGGAATATGAAAATCCGAATGCAGCGATGGAGAAAGCAATGGATTTTTTAAAAGTGAACCATCATGAAAAAGAAGAAACTTCCGATTTGGAAGAAACGGATGAAGAACCGATACAATGACAATTCTTCCAACTGGATTTGGATATATTTTCTCGCTTTAATGTTCGATAAGACATGGAAGTGATGAAGATACTAAAAGCTACTTTAAGTAGCAAGAGCAGGGAGGAGGTTTGTCGGTCAGAAAATGTTCCCTGTTGCCAAGAAGTTCTATGTGAACATTGTAGAAAGGGACTGGAAAAATAATAATCTAACAGAAGCGTTCTTTGACTTGTTGGAATTACCGTTTTTACAAGTTTTTATCTATACAATTCTCTCTAATATTGCAAGAATTGGAAAGAATTATATATTCACAATGCCTTTAAACATGTGCTATTATTTTTATACTTACTAACTAATTCTTATTTTTGTAGCATGAAAGAAGATGTAATATTGACACAAGAAGAAGCAGATAGACTTATATCTGTTCCTAAATCTATAATTGATAATAGAGAACGTATAAGTGTATTTGAGCTTGACTTGTCCAAGTCCAACGATTTTAGATTAACTCTTTGTTCATCTGACTCAATAGATCGGAATCCTGATTTTTTGCTAAGAATCTGCGTAAGTGAAAAGATGAGAACAAAAATTTCGTTGCATACACAGGAGAGGAAATTTCAATATTGTCTGTTTAGGATAGACTTTAACGGTCCAAACCATACGAACCCTTCGACTGTAAACGAATACGTACCAAGTATGTTTAAGCCATTTACAGGAAAGGTTATAGGAAGAAACCACGTTCATTATCATGTTCAAGGCTACACTTCTGCGGCATGGGCTATTCCGGTAGATGATGATTTTTCCCCAGTCAAGAGATTTGATTTTAATGAATATCACAACGAATTAAAAAATATTATATCTGCCGTTTCTGACTTTATACATCTCGAAACAAAGATAATAATAACAGGTAATCTTATATATGATGGAATGGATTGATAATAAAATAGCTGAATACTATTCTTGGCTAAAAGATAATACAGCCATAAAAGAAGATAAGGGAACTGGATGGTTTTCGGTGTCCACTCCTTTCGTAGGCTTGTTTAATGACAATATAGAAATATTCATAAAGAAAGTATCCGAATCCGAGATTATTTTATCGGATGACGGTGAGACTATCGGAAATTTAAAGATGTCAGGTGTAGATATTTCTCGCTCTTCAAAAAGTAGATCTTATCTGCAAAAGGTATTGTCCAATCATGGAGTATTGGTAAATGGAGATGAATTGTATATCAAATCAAATGGGGCTGATTTTGCCAAAAGAAAGCATTCACTTATATCCGCTATTATGAATATCAGTGATATGTCATTATTGTCAAAAGATAATATATCTTCGCTATTTTCAGAAGATGTAATGGCATTTGCAGATTCTTGTAATGTAATTTATACTCCATCTTTTATAGTTCGCGGAAAATCAGGGCTTGATTTCAATTTTGATTTTCAGATAGCAGGAAGAGAAAGCGAGCTTGTTGTAAAGTCATTTAACACATTAAGACAGGATAATGTAAGTAGCTATCTGTTTTGCTTAGGCGATACAAAAGAAGAGAGAGAGAAGCAGACAGGAAAGAGCTTCCGCAGTTTGGCTATTATCAACGATTCTGTTCAACCTTCAAATAAGTTAATTGAAGCGTTGAATAAATATGGAACAAATGTATTGCTATGGAAAGACAAGAATAAGGAAATATTCAATGTAGCATAATAAAATAGACTTATAAATTTCAAAGCGGTAATTCCCAACGGGTTTTACCGCTTTTTTTATGTTAACAGAATATGGAAGAAGATAAGTTGAACATATTGCTTGAGCAGGCTGATGATGTGCCTCACTGGTATTTCTGCCGTTTACTTGCTGTGATGCGATGGAACGTATAGAGAGGTTCATTTATAGACTGATACCCTTTGTCGTGTTGGCAAGGGTGATATCGTTGTGCTCAAATTTTCATTAGCATTATGTCAGCTTTCATTTCAATATATTCTTTGTATTTGCTTGGGTTGTTTATATAATCTGCAACTCTGTTTATTGCTATTTCTGCCTGTTTAAACCTAGTTTTTGTATAATATCTTACTACTCCTCTTCCATTGTCAGAATGTGCCAGACAATAATCTATTATGCTGTCAGGTATTCCAAGATCTTTTCTTTATTGCGCAAATGATTTTCTTGCAGAATAAAATACCACTTTTTCTTTAATCCCTAAATTATCTGCTAATGTAGATAAAGATCTGCATACATACCTTGAAAAATTGTGATAAGAGAATTTATAACCAAAATCGAGTTTGTTTGTTCTTCTGTTTATCCATTGATTTATAATATCTTTAGCCGGTTCTATTATAGGAAGAACGCAGGTTTGCTCTGTTTCTGTTTTAAATCTTGTTTTCATTCTTATAAAGCTTACCTTGTCACCGTCAAACTTGGCACTCATTATATCAATTAAATTCATTCCTCCTAGATAAAATGACAACATAAAAAGATCTCTTGCTACAATGTATTTTTTTTCTTTGGGATTGCTATACCTTATTGTGTTAACGCTTTTCAAAGAAATATCCAGTTCTCTTGGTGACGATTTGGGAATTTTCTTCTTGATAAAGGGATGTATGTCATATCTTACTTCTCCTGAGTTGATACTTCTGTTTATAACGGCTTTTGATTGTGATAGCATCATTCCTATTGATGTATTTCCTATTTTCTTCGTTTCTTTGAGAAATCTTGAAAATCCTTCTATTAGATTAGGGGTTATATCTGACATTAATATTTCCCCTTTGGTAAATTCTGTAAAGTATCTACAGTTTCTTTCTATTAATATGGCATAACTGTTTCTTCCTTCCTCTTTCAGATTTTTTATAAGAACATTACAGGCCTGTTGGTATGTTACATAGCCATTTTCTTTGAAGCCAGTTCCAGATTCAAGCATATTCTTTATTTGTCTGCAAGAATATAGGGACTGGTTTTTTATATTATCCAATCTTTCTTGCAGTTCATTCATCATGCTTCTTAATTTGGTATTTATGATGGATGCATCTGGTCTTTTTACTACTTGTCCGTTTTTGAACTGGGAAATGTTGTCAATGATAAAGTGTGTTACAATATAGCGAGTTTCCTGTTTATGGCAGACTGCTACCCTTATTTTATGTCTGCCATCCTTTAAAGCTTTTGCCTTGAAAATTGTTAATTTGATAGTTGCCATAATAGATTAAAATTTGAAGGATAAGTTTTGGATAAGTTATTTTGTCCAGTGGTGGACAAAAATCCTTTTTTTTTAATCTATAAATCGAATAGTTATTTAGTAAAATCATTAATATAATATCCTAAGTATAAGATAATTAGTATGGTTTTACCCTTGAGCCGAAACCGGGACTCGAACCCGGGACCTATTCATTACGAATGAATTGCTCTACCAACTGAGCCATTTCGGCAACTGTTTTTTCTGCAATATCGGGTGCTTTTCTGAAAAAGCGTTGCAAATATATATCTTTCTTTCGAAATAAAGAAACTAAAAGCGGATAATTTTTCAGTTATCCGATTTTGTTATGTCAATTGATGCCGGATTTATTGGTAGGCTTCTTCATGTATCCCTTTCATGGCCCATCCGCTTGGTTCGTTTATGTTCTTGAAAGCGGTATCCCACGTAAGAGCTTCAACGGTAGAATTGTTTTCTTTTATGTAAAGATTATAACATCAAGGCGTAAAAACTATTTTACACTAATTGCTCTCCTCATCAAATACCCGTGATATACTGAAATTTACCCACTCCATACCCAAACAATTCAATATCCGTCAAAGTTTGATGGTCTTTACCTTACCCGGAATGATGGTCAGATGCACCGTTCCATCCTTTTCTATCTCCACCTTCTGATATCTGGCCTCCACCACCACTTTTCCATCCAGCGCCATCACCCCCCACTGGCAGGCATTCTCTTCAAAAGCACAATAACCGCCCACGGGAACACAGATATTCCGGTAACAGGGAGGCACTATGATGCGATCACCCCATTTCAGCCCCCACTTCACCCCCATCCGGAAAGGAAGGACATCTTTTATTTCCTCCAATCTCTTCCGCCTTTTCTCTTCCTCATCCTGTTTCCGCCGCCGCTGTGCGTTCTCCGCACGCCGCCCGGCCTCCTCCCTCAGCCTTTCCACTACGGAAGCAAAATCCGCCTCGCCCGCCTTAGGAGCATTGCAGGCTATATATCGCTTCCTCTTTCCTTTCTCCACATGATAATAGCACCCGTCCCCGTCCATCACCACGATGCTCCGATCCTCCAGACAGCCGCAGCACCAATACACCTCTTCCTCATCCCCTTCCAGGACGCAGGCGAAAACATCAAATATGGTGGACCACACAGGATCGACCAACCGGCAGGACTTCGGGACACGGTAATCCGGTATCTTCAAGTAGAAACCATAAAAACAGAGACTGTCCTTGTGCAGGCCCTGCATGGAGATATACGCCTTCCGCGTGCGGCTATGGAAAGTTTCCCCCACCCGCAGCAACTCTATGCTACCGTATGAAAACACCACCGGTCTCTCCCGGTAAGTTCTGTTTGTCTTCAAGTCGATGTAGAAATCATTCCCGTCATCTTTTGTGATATAAAGAAGTTCTCCTTTCAGGAATCTCAATTTCCTCCAGCGGTCTGTCACGACCACTGGAGTTCCGGAACCATCCACCACCCCTGTCCGACCGTCCCCAAAACGGACTGCAGCCCGGTTCGCACAAACATCAAACACTTCCCGGTATTGAGGGAGCACTGTGATTTTGTTCCCACACCTCAAGCCCCACAAACCACTCTGCCGGTCATGGCAGGCCTTCAAAGCAGCGCATTGTTCCTCACCAGCTGGCCCGCCCTCTCCCAAACGAATCAACTCCCCGCTCCGGATAGCATCCAGGAGACGGTCGTATGTCATCACAATTTCCAATTCTTCATTCCGCTTGCCATCATCCGATGCCGGACAAGACAAGGACAGTTCGCTGTTCTCCGTCCGTATCCGGGGCTGAGCATTTCCCGTCATCCGTCCCTCGAACATCGCCTCCCAGTCACGGTCACGGACAGGCAGACCGAAAATCCGGTGCAACCCTACATTATCTATCAGCATACACGACTCCTTATCATCTGACTTCCGCAGTCCCCGTCCCACCTGTTGCAGGTATTTCGCCAGCGAAAGCGTGGGACGAGCCAGTTGCACGAACTCCACATCGGGACAGTCAAATCCTTCAGAAAAAATATCCACATTGACCAGCACGCTGATCTTTCCCTGCCTGAAAGCCTCCACCAGTCTCCCACGCTCCGAAGCGGGAGTCTTGCTGTCGATAGCAACGGACTCCACACCATGTGAGCTGTAATAAGCTGCAATCTGCCGGGCATGTGCAATGCTCACGGCATAGACAATGCCTTTCTTCCCTGCGGCATATCTCCGGACGCTTTCATACAACCGTCTGATACCGGTCTCCCGGTTCAGCACCGCATTCATTTCCTTCACCTGATAATCTCCGTCCGCGCCCCGTTTCTTCAACGAGTCAATCAACCGTTGTTCTTTGCTGCTGGCACGGATGGACACATAGTCAAATGACGACAACCACCCCCTCCCGATGAACTCCGTAATGCTCCATGAGGTGATCAAGGTATCAAACAAATCCGTAAATCCTTTGCGGTTCAACCGGCAGGGGGTAGCGGTCATACCCAGTTTCCTCGCCTCCGGATATCTCTTCCAAAGCTCCCGGTAGGTTTCCGCCAGGGCATGATGCGCCTCGTCGATAACAATCAAATCCGGCGGTCCGTCTATAACCTTTCCGCTTCGTGACAACCACTGGATGGACATCACTTTCACCATCCCACCTTCTTTTGCCTTTCCGTCTTCCTTTCTCATTCCATAGCGGGCAACCGTTTCCTCTATCTGCTCCACCAGCTCCCTGCGGTGCGCCACAATCCATACCCGGGTACCGGAACCATGCAAGAACTCCCTCACTATGGCGGCCAACAGATGCGTTTTTCCCGTACCGGTGGGCATCTGCACCATCACACTCCGGTGAAGTTCCCACTCTTCAAAGAGTCGGGTTTTCATCTCCTGCTGGTAGTCACGAAGACAATCGTTCTTGCAATACAT